CAGCTACCGGTTCGGCGTTTAAGAAGGTGTACTACGACCCGGGCGTGCAGCGCCAGATGTCTGTGTTTATTCCAGCAGAAGACGTAATCATTTCCTATGGGGCGGCATCAGTTGAGACAGCCGAGCGTGTAACACATCGGATGTACAAGACCAAGAACGAGATCCGCAAGCTGCAGGTAGCAGGTTTTTACCGCGACATCGAGTTAGGTGATCCGTCAAGAGTTAAGAACGAACTGCAGGAGCGCAAGGACAAAGAAACCGGCTTCTCAGCAAACGATGATGACCGCTACATACTGTACGAAGCACAGGTCAACCTAGACCTACCCGGGTACGAAGACAAAGATGACGATGAAGCAACAGGGATTGCACTGCCTTACATCGTTACTTTGTTAGAAGGAACCAATGAGATTTTGGCGATTCGTCGTAACTATTACGAGGACGATGAAACCAAGACCAAGCGTAATCACTTTGTGCATTACATCTACATACCGGGTTTTGGTATATACGGATTCGGTCTGTATCACTTGATTGGTGGCTTTGCACGGTCTGCCACAAGCATCATGCGGCAGTTGGTGGATGCGGGTACGTTATCTAACCTGCCGGGTGGTTTGAAGTCCAGAGGACTTCGGATTAAGGGCGATGACACACCGATTGCTCCGGGCGAGTTCAGGGACGTTGATGTTGGTTCTGGTGCCATCCGTGACAACATCTTGCCGCTTCCATATAAAGAACCAAGCCAGACGCTATATAACCTGCTTGGCACAATCGTAGAAGAAGGTCGCCGGTTTGCCGCTACGGCAGATATGAAGATCAGCGATATGTCTGCTCAGGCTCCGGTGGGTACGACGTTGGCTCTGCTTGAGCGGATGCTCAAGGTTATGTCAGCGGTTCAGGCTCGTGTTCACTACGCGTTTAAGCAAGAGTTGAAGCTGTTGGCTGCGATTATCCGCGACTACACCGATGACTCCTATGAGTATCAGCCAGAAGACGGCATGCCCAAGGCCAAGCGGTCAGACTACGATCAGGTCGAGATTATTCCTGTCTCAGACCCGAACGCAGCAACGATGTCCCAGCGGGTTGTGCAGTACCAAGCCGTCATTCAGCTAGCCCAACAAGCTCCGCAGATCTATGACCTGCAGGCGCTACACCGTCAGATGCTGGAGGTGCTGGGTATCAAGAACGTTGCCAAGCTAATCCCCAACGACGATGACAAAAAGCCCAAAGATCCGGTCATGGAGAACATGGACATCCTCAAGGGCACACCGGCTAAAGCGTTTATTTATCAGGACCACAAGGCCCACATTCAGACCCACATGGCGCTGATTCAGGATCCACAGATGCAGCAGATGATCCAGCAAAACCCCATGGCTAGCCAGATCTTGGGGTCTGTACACGCGCACATAGCCGAGCACATGGGCTTTGAGTACCGCCGTATGGTCGAAGAACAACTTGGAGCACAACTGCCAGCCCCAGATCAGGAGTTGCCAGAGCAGCTTGAGTTGCAGGTATCACGCTTGGTGGCGGAGGCTTCCCAGCGCGTAGTAGCTATAAGTCAGGCGCAAATGGCACAGCAAGATGCTGAGCAGAAAGCGCAAGACCCCGTGCTTCAGATGCAGATGCAGCAGATTCAGTTGGAAGCCCAAGAGATTCAGCGTAAAGCGCAGAAGGATCAAATGGACGCTGCCTTGAAACAGGCTGAACTGCAGTTGAGGGAGAAGGAGATGTCAATGAAGGCTGTTGAGATCCAAAACGAGCAGGCCATGAAGGCTGCTATTGCCGAAAACGAACAGCAACTTCGGGCTGCCGACATCGAAGCGAAGCAATTAAGAGGGGGTAGAGGTTAATGGAGCAAACTTTCGTAGAAGTTCTACGCAAAAAAATTAGGGAAGATTTAAACAACTACGCGGACGATATTGCTGGCGGTGGTTGCAAAAGTTTTGATGAGTATCAAAAACTCTGTGGCGTCATTCATGGGCTGGCGTTAGCAGAGGCACACCTACTTGCCCTTGCAAAGAAAGTTGAGGAATCCGATGACTGACATCGCTGAAGCAGTAGAAGAATTAGAAGCTGTAGAAAAGGCAACCCAGTTACCAAAGCCTACGGGCTGGAAGTTACTGTGTGCCATCCCAGAAGTAGAAGACAAGTTTGCTGGTACAGACTTGCTAAAGCCCGAAGCAATCGCAAAAATCGAAGAACACAGCACTACAGTGCTTTTCGTGGTTTCCGTCGGACCTGAAGCCTATAAGGACGAAAAGAAGTTTCCAAACGGTCCTTGGTGTAAGGAAGGTGACTTTGTGTTAGTAAGGGCTTACTCAGGTACCCGGTTCAAGATTCATGGACGGGAATTTCGCTTGCTAAACGACGATCAAGTCGAGGCAGTGGTTGAAGATCCACGCGGCTATACCCGCGCTTAACAGGAGGTATAAATGGCAATTGACGATAAAGACAGCATTGAACGTGAGGACGAGGATGCCTCAGCTTCTATAAGTATTGAAACGGAAGGCGATATTGAGCTTGAGGTGGTTGATGATGCCCCACCGCAAGACCGCAACCGCAAGCCGTTAGACCGTGAGGTCGAAGATCCATCGGAGGACGAAATCGCGGAGTACAGCGAAAAAGTTCAAAAGCGGATTAAGGAGTTGAGCCATGCTCGCCATGACGAACGACGCGCCAAAGAATCGGCTCTTCGTGAAAGGGAAGAAGCAGCCCGGGTAGCCCAGCAGTTGTTTGAGGAAAACCGCAAGTTGCGGGAAATCTACAACCAAAGCGCCCAGTACATGACCGAATCAGCCAGTTCCAAGGCTGAGTTAGAGTTACAAGCTGCCCGTCAAAAGGTTAAAGAAGCCCAAGAATCGTACGACACCGACCAAATTATTGCAGCGCAAGAAGAACTGGCTGCGGCTCGGTACCGATTTGAACAAGCAAAATCTTTTAAACCAAATGCTTTACAAATCCCTGAAGAAGATGTATATAGTCAGGTAACGCCACAACAATCATCTGCCAGAGTCGACGAAAAGGCGGCTAGATGGCAGGCCCGGAACCAGTGGTTTGGGGCAGATGATGAGATGACCAGTCTCGCGTTGGGGGTGCATAAAAAGCTGGTCGAGAACGGCTTAGACCCAAGGTCTGATGCTTACTACGAGCGAATTGATGCTCGCATGCGTGAAGTGTTTCCCGATTATTTCGGAGAGACGCGGAAAGAACTACCGAAACGCTCGGCTAGCGTTGTAGCCGCCCCGACTCGTACTGCGGGCAAAGGTGTAAAAGTTAGATTGACGAAGTCGCAAGAAGCATTGGCTCGGAAATTTAATTTAACCAATGAACAGTATGCAAGAGAAGTTTTGAAACTTAACTCGGAGATCTGACCATGTCTGAAAGAATTAGTCGTGATGGTGCGCAAGAGCGCAAACCTAGAACGCTTCAAACACGTGAGCGCGAAGCGCGGACGGAGTACGTTCCGGCTAGCACTCTCCCAACACCAGAGCCGCGTGATGGGCTACGTTTTCGTTGGGTTGCAACTTCTTTATTGGGGCAACCGCTGTCTACGAACGTATCCAAAAGAATGCGTGAGCACTGGGAACCCATCAAAGCAGAGGATTTCCCTGAATTGATGCTCGAAGGCGATAAGAATGGAAACGTTGAGGTGCAAGGTCTTCTTTTGTGTGCTCAAGCTGAAGAACTGGCTATGGCACGAAATGCACATTTTGCAAATCACGCACAAGCACAAGCGGAATCTGTTGATAACGCATTTTTAAGACAAAGTGACCCACGGATGCCGTTGTTTAGCGACAAAAGGTCGACATCAACGCGTGGAAATGGGTTTGGTTCTGGTTCTAAATAACTTTTTGAGAGGTCAAAATGGCTGCTACTTCTAGCCCTTACGGTCTAAAGCCGATCAATCTGATCGGTGGACAGGCTTTTAATGGCGGCGTCATCCGTGACATCGTTCTATCGGATAACGTTGCTACTGCTTTTTACACTGGCGCTGTAATTGTTCTGGATAACGTAGGTAATCCTTCAACAATCACGGCTTCCCCAACCGGAATGGATATTCCCGGCGCTACTGATGCTGATGCTGGCATTTTAGGTGTTTGCTTGGGTGTTCAGTACACCGATCCTACTTTGGGTTATTCCCTGTGGGGTCAGTACCTCCCGGCTAACGCCCTTAACAACGGCTACTCAAACGTGCTTATCCGCGTTTGTGATGATCCTGACCAGTTGTACCAGATTCAAGGCACCGCAGCCTTCGGTACACTGACCAACGGTCCTGCTGGCGCTATCGGCAAAAACGCTGCGCTGTCTGGTTTTAGCGGTTCCGCTACAACTGGTCTGGCAAACACGGCTTTGGCTGTCGGTACTAACGGTGCTTCTTTGGCTGCAACTTCTACTCTAGCAATGCGAATTGTTGACGTAGTCAGTGCTTCTGCTTTGGACGCCTACCCCGACATCATTGTTAAGTTCAACATGGGTGTGCATTCGTACACCAATTCGCTCGGTGTATAAGGAGATTCTAAATGGCTATTTCACGTTCGCAACTACTAAAAGAACTCCTGCCCGGACTTAATGCTCTGTTTGGTCTGGAGTACAACCGTTACGGTGAAGAACACAAAGAGATCTACGAAACTGAGAACTCTGAGCGTTCCTTCGAAGAAGAAACCAAGCTGTCTGGCTTCGGTGCTGCACCGGTCAAGTCTGAAGGCGCTGCAATTGCTTATGACAATGCGCAGGAAGCTTTCACTGCCCGGTATACCCACGAAACCATTGCACAGGGCTTTTCGATTACGGAAGAAGCAATCGAAGATAACCTGTACGACAGCCTGTCTTCACGTTATACCAAGGCTTTGGCTCGCTCAATGGCTTATACCAAGCAAGTTAAATCCGCTAACGTGTTGAACAACGGTTTCAATACCTCTGGTGCTTATGACGGTGGCGACGGCGTACCTCTGTTCGCTAACAACCACCCGCTCGTATCTGGCGGTACCAACTCCAACATCCCTGCAGTTGCTTCTGACCTTAACGAGACTTCTCTTGAAGCCGCCGTTATTCAGATCGCTGCTTGGACGGATGAGCGTGGTCTGCTGATCGCTGCTAAGCCCCGTAAGTTGATTATTCCTCCTTCACTGCAGTTTATTGCAACTCGTTTGCTTGAGACTTCACTGCGTGTTGGTACGAATGACAACGATGTCAACGCAATCAAAAACAATGGTTCGATCCCAGAAGGTTACGCAATTAACCACTGGTTGACCGACCCAGATGCTTGGTTCTTGACAACCGATGTGCCCAACGGCATGAAGCACTTTGTACGTACCCCGCTGCAAAACAGCATGGACGGTGACTTTGACACCGGCAACGTACGTTACAAGGCTCGTGAGCGTTACAGCTTCGGCTGGTCTGATCCGCTCGGTATGTTTGGATCGCAGGGTGCCTAAGTAGGACAGAGGGGGGTTGCAAAACCCCCCTTTTGCTGTATGCTGTATTGGACTAGGATTTTTTAGTCATGGATACTGACCTAGCAGACTTAGTAGAGAATCCATGACGATGTGCTAC